TATAAATTGGAAGTGAAATCCACCTGCCGCCCCATTAGTGCCCGATGTGGTTACGATGCCCGCTGAAGCAACTGATCCAGCAGGAACCGTAAACTGCATGTTTTGAACTCCGCAATCATTACACCCTCCAAAGTCGATGCCGAATTTGTTTTCCGTCAGTGCGAGGTTGATCTGGCTCCAGCGAAAACCAGACCCTGGATCGCCAACCACCCAAAATCCCTGATTGCAGCCGTTCACGTTGGTAGCATTCAGCCCCGTGGTTATCTTGCATCCATTGGCTGTGCCGGGAACGTAGATGCCGGTGTGGGCCGCGCAAGCCGCTGTGATGGCGTTCTGGATGGCCGTGGTGTCGTCTGTGGTGCCATCGCACTTTGCGCCCTCGGTTTCCACGTTGATTAGAGTGGTTCCCGTCCCTCCCCCGCCCGCTCCGACGGTAAAAAGGTAGTTATAGCTTCCCCCTGAAGACGTGATCGTTGCCATGTACTGCCCTGGCTGGAACCAGCCGCCCATATTGCCGTATGGGTCTGCGGATGCTACGCACGTAGAGGTTCCATTTAGCACAACCTGCATAGGCGTCGGTGAGGTCGGGCACGCTGTCACTGAATTGACGCCCGTGTAAGTCGTCGCCAGCGTGGTGCAAGTAGATCCCGAGCACGAATAGAACAGGATGCCCGCGCCTGGGATGGCATAGACGGGCAGCAGGTTTCCGCCCTGAGCCTGAACGGTATACACATCGAAGTCCCAGCGGACATTCTGCGCGAGAAGAGGCGAGGCGAGAGCGAAGATCAATAGCCAGCGAATCAGTTTCATTGGTTCTCCTGGGGGCGTAGAAGCGGAGCCGCAACACCAGCAGCGGTTCCCACCGGGGCTAGATTAGGCGCGGCGCCGGCCAGTCTGCCGGCGTGATAGAGCAAATAACCCGCGCTAGTCTTGACTGGGATGCTGTCCATGAGCAGCGGAGCAGCCGCGAGGAACGGATTGTGGGTCGCGTATCCGAGCCCGACGCCGGCTGCGCCCTCAAGTCCACGATTAACCAGCGAAGTGAACGGCGGAGTTCCGGTATCGGCGCGCGCACCCGCACGTTCCGCGAGATTTCCCGACCCTTGATAGATGCGATTCAGTGGTCCAGTTTCGGGAACGGCATCTGTGAGTAGTTTTCCTACTCCCCCGACTCCCTGTTGACGCACTGAGTTCATGTCGAACATCGTGGGATCGTTCCAGCGCGTGTTTGCGGCGACGTTGCGCTTGAGGTCGAAGAGCGAACGCGGCGTAAAGTCTTCCCCTGTGCTGCTACGGATGCCGCCTTCGTAGTCGTCCAATGCCGGACTCGCGCCTACACCTCCCGGACCGTTCTGGATTCCACGAAGTCGATTAACAGGGTCAAGCAACGCACTACGCACGTCACCTGCTGGAATGCGAGTAGCGCCGAGGGGAAAAGGCGTCCCCGATGGCTCCGGCGACATCACTTGACCAGCGGGGCGACTCGCAGCGTCGTATGCCTCGCCGAGATGCTGTCCTGCGGTTTCCTTGACTGCTTCCGCCTTATTAGCCAATCCTCGCATCGTTAGCGCGGGCGTACCCCCGCCTTCCAAATATGCGCGTCCCGGTTGTGCTTCATGAGCGAAATCGCCTTTGAGCGACCCGGCGGCACGGTCAATCAATCCACCGCCGCCAGCCTGCATGGGTTCGCTTATGGCCTCAGCCCCGCGTCCCAGCAATTTGCCGCCAACTCCGCCCAGTTCCCCGCTTGCCGCCATTCCCGCGCCGGTCCCCACCAAATCAGTCGTGCCGCGCACGGGACCATGTGCCTGATAATCCTCTGCCGCGTGCTCGATCAAAGGTCGTGCAAGATCAGACATCACACCCGCCGCATTGCCGGGATTGTTGGCAATCGCATGACCGACAGTGCTTGCCATCCCTTCTGCGCTGTTGATCGGGTGCGAGACGAGCGGAACGACGCTAGAAGCGACGTGCTGCGCGAAATCATCTACTCCGCTGCGTAAAGGGCTTTGCCACTCTTCGCGGCGTGGATCGGGTGTAATGAGGTTGTCAGCCCATCGCTGGAAGCCATTGCGCGTGTCGCCGGGAGCGGGCTCTCCAGTCGGGGTGCGTCCGCTTGGATCGGTGGAAGCGGAAGCAGCTTTCGGCGCCGGCCCGACAATTTGATTGATTTCATCAGGGGTTGCATCATCAGGGACCGTGATCGTGCGGCCATCGGCTTTGATTGTGCGCGGCATTATTGTTTCACCAGTTTCCCATCGGCACCGCGTACCCAGTTTTCAGCGTCCCCGCCGCCTTGCGGTTGCGCCTGGTTTGGATGCGCTTGCTCCTGCATCTTCTGGAGCCAAGGCAGCATGGTCTGAATAGTAGCTTTCAAGTTCTCCGGCGACTGCTGCGGGGCGTTAATAGCATGATCGAATTCCTGCCGCAAATTCTCAGGCAACCGCCCTTGAGCGTGGGCGAGAGCAACCGCGCTGGACATCATCAAAAGGTCGGAACGCAATTCCGCCATTGGAGCGTCTGGAGCGCCCACTGTTCCCTGCATGAATTTGTCCCATCGACCACTCAGCGGACCTATTTCCTTCGCCGTCGCGTCAATCCGCGCAAGCACTTCGGGAGCCATCTCTAGAACTGTTTCAGCGCGTCCTGCTGCCGTGCGCTGCGTCATGGTTGGGGTATTTGTCGAGTTCAACCCAGGTGCCGTTTGCGCCCCCGCAGGGACAGGTTCTCCTGGTTTGACCCGGATCATCTTCGTGCCGCCTTTGCCGTCTGGAACGAAGAAATTCTGCCCTTCCTTCTCTCCGGCGTTGACGGCCACAGCAGGCCGCTCGTAATGCTTGCCGAGGTCTACAACCTTGTTCCCCTTCTCATCCACCCCGTAAACGTGCGGGCCGTCTGCCGCGTCCACCGTTTGATAGGTGAGCTTCACGGGTGCTCCGATAGGCTTGCCGTCTACCGTGACATGTTGCGCCGTTCCGTCGGGGTGAATCATCATCGGTCCAGACGGCGTTTCCTCGTATTTTGGCGCAGGGTTTTGGAGGTTGGCCGTCTCCGCGTTCTCATGTCCAGCAGTAGCGTTCTCTGCGCCGATCTTCGCCTCAGCCTCTGGTGCAACCTCCGGCGTCTCTGCATTCGTCTTACCAGCCGTGGCGTTCTCGTTCGCAGCCTGCGCCTCTTTCTGCGCGTTTTCGGTGTCTTGCGTCAGTGCTGTATTGGCGCGGCCCAGATTGCGGCTGTAATTTCCTTCTGTACCGGGAACCATACGCTCAAGTCCCGGCGCAGCGGCATGGAGCAGCGTGTCTCCGACCATACCTGCGCCTTCCGCAGCGCCGCCGAGCAACTTACCTAAGAATGGATGTGCTTGCCCGAACCGTGACCCTTCTACATTATGAGCAATGTTCTCAACACCCGGTTTCTGCCCTAAGAGCATCCCGCGCTCGTTTGTATCGCCCTCAATTGTTCCCCGAGGTGCTTTCACGGTTGGCGGAGTCGAAGTTGGAAAACCCGAAAGAGAGGGTGCTGGGCTTTCCATTGAGATTGTTCCCTGCGGCGGTCCATCGTCAGGCTGGGGCAACAGCATTCCATGAGGGATAACCGGAGCTGCAGATGGGCTTGCGGTGGAGGGCGCCTGAGCGTTGCCGCCCATCTTCGCAACGACGGCCTGCGCATCGGGCGACATCGACTGGATGTGTCCCTGAATCTCGCTCAATATCGGATTGAAAGTGAAGCCGTCCATCTATGCACCCATCCCCGCCGAAGCCCCGTTGATTCCGCTGACCGCATTCAATCCAAATTGCTTCAGAAGCGATTGCCATATAGTCGGCGCCGCGTCTCCCGCATTCTTCAGTGCAGCATTCGAGGCATTCAAGCCGCCCAATTCGGCCGATGTGTTCGTTCCGTAGAGACTTCCCAGCCCCTTGAGTCCTTCGGACTGCTGTTCGGTCTTGAGCTTCTGGTTCTCATTTTGCGTCGAGAGATTGGCCTTTGAGAGATTCTGGCTTGCCGCCTCACTGCTCTTTGCGATAGCAGCGTCTGCCGTGCCAGCGTTCTTTGTGCGCGCTGCCAGCAATGAACCTTGGCCGACCGCGCCGGCGTTAGCCCCGCCTGCGGTCTGCATGTTTGATGTTTGGATTTTGGCCATGTCCGCCGGGTTGATGCCTTGCGGATTTGTGGCCATCGTGGAAAGGGTCGGGCTTAGAGTGCCGTAGAGCGAGGCGGCGTTGTTTCCGGCAGTCGAGGAGATTTGATTACCCGTCTGGGCGTTTGCGAAGTCGTCTTTCTTGACACCGCTGCCGGTATTGCACAATTCCAACGTGCCCGAATACTCAAAACCCTCGTCTGAGAGGATTGAGCCGCTTTCGATGTCAATGACCGTCCTGGTGTGTACCCTCATCCTTCACCTCGAAGATCGCGGACTGAAAACCCTCTTTCCAGCCCAGCCCAGCTAGCCTCCGCAGGAAGCTCCGTTCAATCTTCGGTGCGATGAGAGCGACTACCCTCTTGTGCCCCGTGTCGTTCATCCAACGCAGAAACTCAGCCTGAATCGTCCTCAGCCAATGCGATCGTGCTGCAGGATGGCCCTTTGCCAGCACAAGAACCGCTTCTGGAACCATCCTGATACCAGCGTGGCCTACAATCCTGCCATCTTCGACCAAAACCCGCTCATAGGCCAACCTTGGGACGTTTCCATCATACAACGCCTCGATTTGGGCAGTATCGGAATCTTGTCTTGCGCGAATCATCGAACTGGAGGCTTCCCGGTCGAACTCCTAAATGCAACTGGCCCCGGACCAGAGATTACGCCAGCCGAGCCGGTCCCGGTTCCCTGCGACGGCAACCAGAGAGGCCCCGCGACGCTTCCGCCGCCCTGTACGGCTCTGGGGGTCACGCCGCCATGAACGACCGGCGAAGTTGGGCCTGACCACGGATAGGATTTGTATGCTTGGACGTACCTGGTTTGGTTGCCGATGAATTCAGTGTGGTTGCGAAGCTCCGTGCCCGACGCCTGAGTGTGGATTGCGTTCGTGAAGTTCGGATTATCGGCGTGAGCCACCCAGTATTGAACTCCCCGGTAGAGCGGCCCCTGATCGTTTAGGGCGACGTGCATGTAACCATCGCGGGCCGTGACCTGAATGCCAAGAGGCGCTGGCGGCGGCTGAGGTTCCCCAGTGGGATTGCCGTTCGTCTGGGCCAGGTGATTCGAGATTGCGGAATTCAAGTCCTGAATCGCCTCGTACAGACGTGCTCCGTATCCTGTCCCTGCCGTGGCGGGATCGGTGGCTCTGAGGTAGTCGAGATTGCGAATCTTGAGTGTCACTGCGCTGCGCCCCTTGTCTTGAGCCTGGTCGGAATCAGCGCCACGGTCACCATCTGAATGTTGTAGGCATTGTCCGTCTGTCCAACCAGCGGCACAGATGAGAACTTGAGAAAGAATCTGCTCCCACGAGCAATAATCATCCCCCCGTAACCCCACTGAAGATCGATGTTCGGCTGACTCACCGTGCGTTCGCAGGAAAGCGGCCAGATATTCGCCGGATTGTTCGGAGCAACCTGTACCAGCATTGTCCCGGCTGGCCAAGTCACGGTTGCAAGAACGCCGAAGAACCCCTTCTGATGGCTTCCGACTTGCAATTGCTGCTCCGCGCCCCTGTTGACAAAGCCGTAGGTGTAGTAGTAGCTCGACACAAGCCCATAGTCGTCGTCTGTGTACTTGTTCGGATTGAGCGTGTAGACGTTCCCAAATCCGCCGACTGCAGGCGTCGATCCATTTCCCCCTCCGAGCACAAGCGAGAGCGTCCCAGCGACGCGATACATCAGCGCGGCGCCGTTCATGCTCATATTCCAAAGTGACCATTTGCGGGAGTTGTCCGTCGCAATCAGTTTTCCGCTGAAAGACACTCGAAACGGTGGAGAATTGGCGATAGATTGAGCCGAGTCGAGTTGGCGATACGACATGAATAGAAGTTTGCTGGGAGCGGTCGCAGTTCCCATCGGGACGCCGAAATAAAGCGCCCTTTCTACCGGATCGTTCACGCACCAGACCGTCAGAGCCGCCGCGGGATTGATTTGTTCCCAATCGGGCTGGATTTCCTGCGAAATCTTGTCAGGGTACGCACCTCCAAAGATTCGCGCGCCGGAAAGACTCGCCCAGGCCATCCACTCCTCACCCCCGGAGGCCGCTGTGTCGTCCGCTTGGCTCTTCGTGAGGGAAAAGGCCGATAACGCACCGCAGTTCGCCCCAGCCTCGTTTACGGTCCATCCTGAAGGCTCTGTTGTCCCGTTGTCAGTTGTTTCATGCAGCCTGCCGCTTGGTTCCTGGGTGAGCATGTAGAACGTCTCGCGCATGACGCCAAAATCCATGACCTTGCGCGTGTCAGTGACAGGCCCGAACTTGCCCGTTACTCCGTCGATACCCTCTTCGTTGTTTCCGTAAGAACCAAAGAGAACGCCATCGAGATACGGGGTCTGTGAGTAGATCGCGCTGATTTCATCAACCAGGATCGTTCGGTTTGTCACCGTCGAAACCGCATAGATGGTCAACAGCATGTCATTCGGAATAGCCTGCGGCATTGTGGCAGAGAAGTTAGCCTGCACAAAACTCCCCGACACACTCATTGCCGCACCGTTGATAGTGGCTGTCGAAGTAAAACTTGCCAATGCACTTGAAATCACGGCGTAGAAGTTCAGATTTGCATCGATCGCGCTCGGCTTCAACCACACGCGCAAGGTGTACGGCGTGTTTCCAGTGAGGATCGGATTTCCATAGGCGTCCTCGTAGGCGGACTGAGATAGGACGCCCGATTGACCAGCGCCTGCGTTCGCAGTGATGAGCCAGGCGGACGATGGTGGCAATGATGGGTTAGCAGACAGCGTTCCAGGGATGGCGCCGAGCGTCCAGCCGGCCGGGACCGTAGGCGCTGAAGGCAGATACCCTCCATCGAAGCTGAGATTGAGGAAGTTCTGAAGCCGATTGCGCTGGCCGTAGGTGATGAGACGGGTTGCATACTGCCCAAACCCCAAAGCCCCGTCTAGCACAATCTGCTGCTTTAAGTCATTGCCGGGTTCTGAAGTTCCAAGGCCTCCAAACAGCGAATTGTCAGAGAAGTCGAGCAACACCGATGTCGTCGTATTGTCGTTGATCTGCGTTGCAGTAGAGACGATTTGCCCATCGACCTGAGACGGATCAGGAAGGTAGTAGAAATAAGCGCCATCCGCACCTGTGAACTCAAGGATGCGTGCCACGACATTTGCGGGACCGATGGGAATGTTTGAGACCTGAACGTATTGCCCCCCGTTTGCAATGAATTTCACATAGGGGCTTGGCTTCAGCACCGCGCCCTGCCGCGTGAGGAAATTCACGCGCATCAGATGGAATCCAGGTGCGGCTTGACCAAATGGTGTGACCGTCCCTCCAGTTGCGGTTGTAGTCCCATCTGGCCCGTATTGCTGATAAGTAAATGAAGTCGCGGACGGAATCGAGGTCACATAGAATGTCCCGTCCCATGAAAATGAAACAACTCCACTCGTCCAGATGCCGTCCGCATAAGTGATAGGAACCTGAAACGTGGTTGGTGTGGGACATTCCTCAACTTGGAAATAGATCGGGTCGGGTGTGCTCGCTGGGATGGGCCAAGCGACAGCAACCGCCAAGCCAGTTTCTGTAAGCGGAGCTGTACCAAGCCCAATTGTGAAGAAAGAGAAACTGTTGGGATCGTTCACACTCTCAATGGTCACTTGTGTATTGAATACGGCTCCCGCGCCGGCCCCGCCGCTTATGGTCACCGTGCTACCTGGGATTAGGCCATGCGGAGACCCCAACTCCATCGTAACGACGTTGCCATTCCATGCTGCAGACCAGGATCCAGACCCGCCAACCAAAACTGGATTCACCCCGGTTATGGTGACATTGTTTTCTGGCTGCAACCCATGTGGAGTAACCGTCGTCACGGTGGCCAAGCCAGGATTCTGTTCATTGTCGATCACGATTGAAGCGATCCCGCCCCCGATGGCCAGAACGCCATTGCCTTGCATCAGCGCCTGATAGCCGATCCTCAGATTGTGGTTTGCTGCTGTCGAGGCAGACACTTGATTGTTGAGCCTGACGAGGGTTGTCCCGCCTTGGACCGTCGCAGTCCCCCCCGTTCCAGTCTGCAAAGTTGCCGAAAGGAAAGAGACCACAAACACAGTTGGGCTGATGACACTCAAAATCGGCCAATATTGATTGAATGTCCCGTTCGTGTTTCCCGCGATCAGGACGGCCCCAGAAAGAGAAGTAGGCGCAGAGGCCAGCGTGACAGTAAAGCTCGTCCAGAACGTCACGTAGCCCCGCACAGGCCCTTCGTATACGGTCGTCGTCCCCGTGCTGACAATGCTGCTGATTGTTACGGGTGCGATAGTTCCGGAAACGGCTAGAGCCACGGGAGGGAACGCGAGAGATGCGACCGTGGGCACCGCGCCGGGACCATCCTGCGTTACCCTGTCAAGATTCGTTCCGTCCCACTGGAGGGGCACTGTGGCCCCGTGGAGGGTGTCGTTGAGCGCGATGAACTCCCGCCCGAACATGGTCGCTGACTTGGCGTAGCTTCCCGGAGGCCCGGTAAAGAGCAAATTGCCGATTTCCGGGGCGTTGATCGGATCTTCCCAGTAGAGTTGCCCGTTGGAAAACAGGTACAGGTTCTTGATCGCGCCGGTGGGCGTGACGAAGGACTTCTGATAGGTGACCGTGGTATTGGGAGGGCCGTTGGCGAGGACGCGCTCAAGGTTTGGGCGAGTCAGTACCGCGCCGGGGATGTAGGTGTTGTCCTGCTCATCTGGAGACAGACCTTCGCAGAGGTCCACTGCGGCCATTTCAGTGCACCTTCCGGCCAGCACCTCTAATGGAATCTCAATCGCGCCTTTTGTCTGGAATCCGGGCACTCAGCCCCCTTAGTACGCCGGGAACCATGCGCGGATGCGCAGAACCGCTGCCAGGAGGCCGGCAGAGTAGGCCGATGCCTCTGTGTACTCAACCAAGTTGGACCCGATGGACAGCACGCCATTCAACTGTGTCGTGCCAGGGCAGAATACGAACTGGTAGAAGGTGGGCGCGGTTCCGGCTGGAGGGTCTTCCCACACCTGGACGTTGGTCGGGAGCTGCGAAGACTTCGCCAGATCCTGAAGCTGTTGGAGGTTCAGCGTGTCGCCGTGAGTCGAAGCACCGCCGTAATTGGCGGTTAGAACGACTGTGCCATCTACGATGATTTCTCGCGCGGTCGTATCGGGGTTCTGCGGGGCCGTGATCTGTGTGATTGTCGCTGCCATGATGCCTCCTGAATTACTGTATCACCAAGCGTTTGCATATCCGCGCCCACTGCGGGGCTGCCTGCGCACGTTGGAACGGTTCTTGAGCCGCACATCCCGGTTGAAAATCAGCTTCGCTTCGGCTTCGGCCCTGCTTTTGAAGGTTGACGAATCCACATCGTCCCTCCCGTCGCAGGCTTCGACGCAAATGTAATCCGCCAGCGAATCGAGACACCCGACAATCGGGACCGGCTGCTGATACCACTGAACGTCTCCCTGCGTCTCGAAAAATGGGAAGAATTGCGCGAATCTGACCCGCAAATCGACCGGAACCGTGGTCCCAGGCATGTAAATTCGGTCGTTTCTCCATTCAAAGATACCATTTCTGGGATATTTGAACGTCGCTGGCAGGCCGTCCATGATATTGCGGATGGGTTCGCCCCAGCCAGAGTTATAGCCGGTCACGCGATCCCAAATCTTGAGCGGAAATGAGAGCTTTTGAGGGAGTGCAAAGCCCGTCCAAATCTGCGTCCCATCATAGAATCCGGTCCAGTCAATCCAGCACTGAGAAGCCGGGTCGGAGCTTCCGCAGATCGGCAACCCGGTAATTATCTCCTCGTCGATCAGTCGCGCAAAGCCGAGATTGGCGAGGAATTGCTGCATCCGCAGCCACGCGGAATTGGCCATTTGCTTTGAAAACGGCTGAGTATCTTTCAGGATGTCGCCAGAAAGCTGCTGGATTGCATCATTGAGCCGCACGCGCGCCGTATTCAGCACGCCTTCCAGCGAGTGATACGGCGCGGCATTGAGCGGCGGGAGAGGCATTTAGGCGACCGCCAGCGATTTCTTGATGGCTTCCTGCTGCGCTACAGCGCGCTTGTAGGCGTCCGCATCCACGATGTGACCGTTCTGGCAGGTCGCAATGCCTTCGTCTACCAGCAAGCCGCACATTTCGCACTTCACGCGTCCTTGGGGCTTCGTTCCACGCAGCCAGTCGCGGTCGGTAAGGTTCATCCACTGAGCGCAGATGTGGTGAATCTCCGGGCGGATGACTTGTTCTGCCTTCTGCGGACCTGACGCCCAGGCGCGATCGGCTTCGAGAATCATTTCGCCCATGTACTTGGCGAGCTCGGCGCGCGCCGCTTCCAATTCCTTCGCGCTCGGTTCTTTCTTGGCTGCCACAAAGCAGCCGCGGCGCACATGTGAGTTCTGCTGAGAATGTCCAATGCCCACGCCTAAAAGCTCATTGGCGAAATAGCGGCCTTCGTCCTGCAGGTTCCATGTGCATTCGTCGATCTCTTTCGGCAAAGGCTCGGCCATCAATCCAGGCAGCGGTTTCATGGCGGCGTACTCGGTGCGCGGATCGGTGACGCGGCGGTCGCCTTCTTCCCAATGGTCGGGGACGTAGACGCCAGGCGCGGCCGGTGGAGACTTCAACCGTTCCCATTCCATCGGTGCGCCAACTTCGCAGGCCGGGATGAAGTGGTAGCCAAATGATCCCATGTTCTCCCGATAGCCCCAGGGCCCGACGTTGAACACATGCACAGTGTTTTCGCGCATGATGTCCTGAATGGAGTTGTTGATGGGTGGAATCCGGCGATTCTTGCCGGTCTTGTCCTTGAGGTACTGGTTGATGCGGTTTGCCGCTTCTGACGCCGAAATCCTTGCCATCGCTTACGCTCCTTGAACTTGCCGGAATCCAGGTCCGGGCAGGTTGAAATCCTTCGCCGGCCTCAGACCTGACTTCTGCTTACCCAACATCATAAGCCCGTTGGGGTCGGGCTGGGCATCCCGCAAGCGGTATCGCTCGGATTCCTGTGTCTTTTGGGCGGTGTAGTCAATGACTTCCTGCCTCATGCGCCGTCTTTCCGCCCAACCGATATCGCGCTCCCTGATCCATTTGGCAATCAACTCTTCAACGCCGGTCGGTTCTCCGGCGAAGATGTGTCGCTCGACGTAGGTTCCGTCATAGGGATATGGCTCGTTTTGGATTGTTGTCACACAGCCGTTGGCCTGAAACTTGATGGGGTACTCTTCCGCTGTGCATCCGGTGTGCTCAAATGCGGAGATCCACGATTCCAGCACCCATTTACCCTTTGCGCCGGGGCCAGTGTAGACACGCGCAAGTCGGTATTCCTCGTTCCCATCCGGCCAGTGTCCACCGATGAGCCGCTTGACGGAATCAGCGAAGACGATGCGCCACATGGGCTGCTGATGAGGATTCAGGCCGAACCGCGCCATTGGCGTTGGGTGATAGGTGGGAGCATCGCTGCCGACGGTCTGAATCATGGCTTTAAGGTAGCACGGCTCACCTGGTTAGATGAGCCGCGCCGTCATGGTTTATTTTCCGAAGTAGCCCTTGGGGATCGTCACGTTGTTGATGAACGCATTGATGCGCGGCATCCACGAGCCCACTTGCACGCCCATGATCATCCAGAACATGTTTGTGGTCGCAACCGAACCATCTGCCGCGTACTGCGGGAAGGTGGTTTGGCCGTCAACCTCGTACATGTCCAGCGCCTTGGCTTCGAGACGGCCCCACTGCTTGAGGGCGAAGAAGTCGATGAGTCCCGGAATTGCGCGGGGGTTCACGACCATCTCATAGCCCGCCATTGCGGAAGGGGTCTTGCCGGCCAGCATGTCAGCGGACTCTTTGCGCTTGCCGGATCCGATGTCGATGCGCTGCACCAGAAGAGCGTTATCCTCCCATGCAGCCGCCATATCGACGTTGCAGTGGACGATTAGGTCGTTCTCGTCTGCGGCTTCGATTCCTTTGGCGAGGATGATCTGCGCGAGCATGGCGCGGACGGTTGCCGGGACCAGAGCGCCATTGGCCGGGATGTTGCGCGCGGAGAACTGATCAGGATAGGTCGAGCGCAGGATGTTCATAAAGTTGCCGGTGTTGCCAGCAACCTGGTAGTAGTTGCGCCCGAATAGTCCTGAGTTGGGCACGCCTGCCGAGCCGGAGACGAGCAGGTAATAGCCACCTGTGACACCACCGGGGACCGGCCCCGTAAGCCAAAGGGTTGTGTTGGTAGTGTCTACGGTCTGAATCGTCACTGTGCCGACGAAGCCAGCAGCGCCAGTCAAGGCCGAGTAGATATCGATCGGCTGTCCCGACTGGAAGAAATCGGCATTGTTGACAACGAGGTAATTGGCCCCAGCGGTGACAACAGTGTCCAGCGTGTTTGCGCCGTCGCCTGTGCAGAGAACCGCATCCATCATGCCCGCGAAGGTCCGGGTTACGGTCTCTTCGGTGTAGGCGACGTAATCCTTGATCGAGCGGGAATCTCCCTCAGTCGCGTAATCGGATTGCGCGGTATAGGCGCCGCCCTGCGAGAAGTACACACAGGAGAGTTGCCCATAGACTTCCTGGGGGCCATCACCAACGCCCAGAGATCCGCCATTCGGATTGAACTGGCGAAACGCCGCGGTCGGAATCGGGGTGAATGGGATGCGCGAAGGGCGCGAGGAAACAGGCTTGATGTCCGTTCGTGCTTGGACGCGGCTCCAGAATACGGAGGAAAGGAGGAAAGTCTCTTCGAGCTTGTCCCGCAGATACTCTCGCTGGGACGCAATTGTGTTTGCATTATTGCCTGGGGGCATGGGACACACCTCAAGTGAATTTGAGTTGCTGTCGCCATTCCGCCGCCGGCCGATCGCTACGTTTTTTGGTGGGAGTCACGCGCTCCGGGCGATTCCATTGCAAACTTCGTGGAGATACTTTCAATTGTGCTATCCGCGCTTGGCTACCGTTTAAGGAGTTCGGTTTTCCTCTTGCCTTGCGCTTCAAGCGATTACGAACCCACTATATCACGGTCACCGCATCTGCCTGCGGCCCTTTCTCTCCTCTGACCACCGCGAACGATACCCGTTGCCCTTCTTTGAGCGCCCGGTAGCCGTCCATATCGATGGCTGAGTGATGCACAAAAACGTCCTTGCCGCCGCGATCTGGGGCGATGAACCCATATCCCTGCGGGGCCGAAAACCACTTCACAGTTCCTTCAATCCGTTCGTCCATCAGCTCACCTTGCTGTTTTGCAGGTTAACGCAAAACGAATGAGCTTCGTTCGCATCCTTGAATCCAATGACGACCGCTGCGATTTGCCCATATTGATTTTTCGGAAATGGAATCCAGAGCCGGTCATTCTGTATGATCACTTCCGCGAAACGAAGAGAATCCACGATTTTCTGCTCAATATTTCTCATGGCTTACCTCTGGTACAGAACCTTTGATCCGTCGCGCATGACGAACTTGCCGTCTCCGCCCTTTTTACCGGGGATGCGCGCTGTTGCCTGCCAATCGACTGCGTTGTGATCTGGCTTTGTGGCTGCGCGGGTGAATCCGGTAGTTGGTGCGGCCTTCGCTGCTCCCGGTGCTGCCTTGGCCGCTGGCTTTGCGGCGACCGCTCCGCCTCCAACTCCAGCCTTGCGGAACGCCTGGGCCATAGCTTCGGGAGCCTTGGCCTTGATTGCCGCCTCCATGTGCTTGCGGTAACCGGCTTTATCCTTGGCCGCCAGAAAGCGGTCTACCTTTTCGGTGTGCCGCGGAATGGCCTTGACGAGCTTATCGAGCGCGAGGTCGTAAAGCTCTTGGATGGTGGAGATCTTCTCTTCTGGGAGTTTGCGCGTCCCGGCATTCTTGGCGAACTCCGACGCAGTTACAGAATCCAGAATCCGCGTCCGCTCGGCGCTGAACTCACGCACGGTCAGTTGCTGCTCGCGCTGGTCGATATCTGACGTGGCAGTAGGGTTTGCAGCGTTTGGCTTGGCCTCAACCTTCGGCGCCGTCTTTGCCATGCCGTTGACCCGATCCACATAGGCCGCAAGCTGTGTCCAGAGTTGCTGTACTGGCCCGCGATTCGCTTCAGGTAGAGCGGCAATCTCCCGCTGGAATAGCCGCATGGTGAGCATTACATCATTTGCGGCCATGTCCTGCGCGAAGACTTTCGAGACGTGATAGGAGAATTGATCCGGCGCCAACTCCGCAAACTTGCTCATCACCGTTGGCGCGAGTTTGGTGAATGCTTCGGGATTACCCTTAGCGATGTCCTCGACGAACTTCGGTTCTCCGGCCTGAAAATCCGCGTCCAAGTCCTTCCAGAGTTGATTCTCAGCCTTGACCGCCTGCACCGCTTCCGAACCGCCCTCGGCCTCGTATGCCTCGATGGTCGCAAGGGCTTCCTTGACGCCGCCTGGTACCTTGGCAAGCAACGTCTGTCGATCGAACAGCGCGGCCCGCATCTCTCTTGCCAGTTTGGGATTGTCTGTCTTGATGCGGTCGAGTTCCGCGCGCGCCTTTTCCGAGAGCTTGAGTTGGCCGTTCGCGTCGGAGATGACCGGGGCCGTGTCTTCGTGGGAGACGTCACTGTCAACCTGCGTCGAATCATCGCTTGCCGAAGAATCTGCGCTGGAATCGTCTATCTGGACGTCAGTATCAACCGCGTCTACTTCTGGGGCATCTAACAGGGCTTCGTCTGCCATACGCTACGTTCTCCTTACATGGTCTGCGGCGCTGCAGGAGCCTGTGGAGGCCCTGGCGGTGCCGGTTTCGGTGGCGCAATCGCACTCATCGCTGCCTGCTGTGCCTGAATCATAGCAGCCGCACGCGCCAAGTGCTCCTTCGTATGCAGTTTCACGTTCTCAACCCCGGCCACGTTCGGCATCGGTGTTCCGTCCGGTCCGGGCCGGCCAACATTGATCTCCCGCCAGCAAGCCTCGGTCGAAAGCCAGTCCTGCCCGCACGGACCCTCCCACTGGTGGAAGTCAAGATCATCAACCTCGATGGACGGCTTGAGTAAATCTTCGGGGTATTGCTGCCCGTTGCCCAAATCGATCATCTTGGGAGGTGCAGGTGCAGGCGGTTCCGGCAATCCCTGCTGCTGCGCCATCAAGGCCACCGCTGCGTGCTGTTGAAGCATCTGTTTCTGCTGAAGAATGTACGCCTGCATCTCTTCGGGGCTGGGCGGGATCGGGGAAGCCTGCAAAAGCTCCTCGATTTCGCGCATTTGCTTCTTTCCGGCCTCGGCTTCCATCAATTGAATCTCTTTGAAGCCCATCACCTGCAGAATGATCTCCCAGTTGTAGACATCTCCAAGCAACTGGGCCGAAATCTGCGGATTCGTCGCGGCGACCGTAATAAGTTGCTGCAAAAGTGCTCGTTTTGCCGATGTTGACTCTGGAAAGCTGGAATCCTCGTCTGGGAAGGCCCCAAATTTTCCTTTTGTCAGCTTTTCGAGCTTCAAAACCTGTGTCTGGCCCTTTACGGGCACCAAAATCTGCTCTGCATGGTCGGGATTCTTCGACGCCTTCAGCGCGGCAAGATAGTACATCTTCGCCATGATCCATTGAACTGAGGCCCACGGAATGCCTTTGACGCCCATCGCCTGATTCTTGGCCTGGGCATATCCAGATGCCGTTTTCTGGTCTTCCATCGAAGCGCCAAACAGCGCCGGAGGGGTTCCAAGCACGAATTGCAGGAATGGACCCGCCAGATACTCCATCAGGCTCACCAGCGAGGCCGGGAGGACCAAATCCGGCTCACGGAAGAAATCGGCCTCAAGGGCTTGGCCGGCTCGGGCTTTCTTCAGCGCAAAGGCATACGGCTCGGACCGCTGATCCTGAATCGCATCAAATTCCTCGTCCTCGGCGGAAATGTACGTCCGCGGCCAACCCAGGTCTTGCGCCTCCCGCAGCGAGTTCATGATGTCGTTGAAGAAGTCCTGAATGACGATAGAGTCGTCCATGATCGCTTCGCGCGCCATGCCATCGCCTTCGTAGGGGAAGCCAATCACAAGCCCGTCATCCATCGACTCGGCCCACGCCTCTGCGTAGGTTTTGCCGATGAAGACAGAATGAACGCCGTCAGGGAAGAGTTGATTGAGTTTGTCGCGCACCGTGAACGGCTGCCCGTCCTCAGTTTCGTTCTCTTCCGGCTCATCGGGCGGGATGTCGTTCTCTTCGTCGCCCTGAAATAGCTCGTAAGGATCGTCGAACTTTTCATCAAGGAAGTTGCACGGCCTGAGATAGCAGTTCGCCCGCACCGCCAGATGGGTCATGGCATCGCCGACCTGCGCATAGCGCCTGGTGCCCTGCAATATGCCGAGCCGCGCAATGCGCTCATAGGCGTTCTCGCAGATTCCCGCCGAATCGCCCTTGATCTTCTTCTCGATGTGCGGATACTGCATCTTGGCTGAGTTGACGGTCGGATCGTTGTACAGGATCACCGCGTCAAGCTCGCTCTGGCTGTTTGCCGTGAGCGGGAAAACACGACTTGAAAGAGCACTCCAAACGTGCGCCGTCTCGTTCTGCTTCGCTTCTCCGTCCTCGTTCATACCCCAGAGTTGCGCGTTCGCCTCAGTATTGACGGAGACAATCGTTAGCCCAGACTCGCAGAATTCCTGCACGATTTTGAGCTGAATGCCCTTGGAGTCGTTTGAACGGTCGAAAAACTCTCGGTAAATCTCGGCCGTGTTGGCCGCTTCTAAGTCTTCGGTTTCCTGAGTTTTGGGCCGGAAGTCGATGCCGGGAGGATTTTGGGTAAGAACAGATTCAATGACAAGTTCCGTGGGTCGAACGACGTTGTAGTCGCCAATGTATTGCGGGCACTCAATGAATCCAGATCCAACAGCAACGGATTCCCCTGCCACTCCGACGGCAAACATTCCAGTCTGCCGATTCTCATAGATGTGCTGGAAGCCTTTGCGGTAATACTTGTTCCGTCTCACCCGCATGACGTGACGCCGCCGGTCGTACAACTCTTTCGTCCCCAAAGACTCCAACGCCACCTTCAAGGCAGTCTTCAACTGTTCGGGTAGATAGCAGTTGCGCTCGCCGTAGGTTGGCGGCTCATTGGGATCTTGAATTTCTTCAGGATGGTCCTCGACAGATTGGACGCCGTCGTTCGGTGCGGTGGGCTCGTTGAGAACTGGGGTGGTTGCCATGCCTTAATGTACCTTATCGGCGACTGTGTTCAGGAAGTCAATCGCGGCCTGCTTCTCCATGCGGTCCAGCACGCCGGTGCTCGCTTCGCCAAATAGTTCGCAGCACAAATGCTCATCCGCTGGCGTGTTTTCCGTTCCGCAGTAGGGGCAAGTGATGAACGAGAGCACGCCGGCGCGAATCTGGAATATCTGATCGCGGATGAACTCGATCTTTTGCTCGCCGGTCATATCTTGTGCTTGAGGAAGCGTTCACCTAAAAGGCCGCGGCCGCGCTTGTGGGGGTCTGAGGATTTGGCATCCACCTCGGCCTGTTCGAGCTTTGAGCGGCCCGACGCCTGCGCCTCAGCCGTCAAAGCGCCGGGGTGCTTTACGGCTCCCTGAATCCACTTCTTCGGCTTGCGCGCGCCCAACATGCTCATCGCTTCCTCCGCGCCGAAATCATGCTGCCCTTGCGCTCCGGAAGACCGCTACGAGGCGTAGCGGCAAAATCGTGTAGTTGCTGATGGCTCATGCCGAGCAGTCCCCTGTTGCGCTTTTTGAGCTTTGAGGGATCATGCTCGGCAATCGCCATTGCCTCTTGCTGCGCCTTGGATACCGAAGGCATCCGTTCTTATAGACCGCCGACTACGCGGTAGGTGGTCGTTACCTTGAGCGTTCCAGTGCCGGTGATGAAAGGGGCGCTTGCGTTGGAAATCGTAACCGCTGCATTGAGAGCATCGGCGCCAAGATCGGAACTGTACGTCCCTGTCAGCACGTCGATTGCGGTCACGGTCGGCGTAGTCAGGAAGGTAGCCGCAGCCGTGGTTGATGCTGGATAAGTCTCGCTGGTGCCATAGAACAGACCAATCGCACCACCGTTGGCATAGGCAGTTCCGGTGTTCAGATTCTCCAGGATCACCTGATCAATGATGATCGCGGTGTTGGCACCCCCAGCAGGAATCAACTGAACCGGAGTGACTTGCATCCCAAGAACCTGTGCATTCGTCAAGGTCGTTACATTGGTCAGAATCGGGTAGATGCCTGTTCCACCAAGGTGATTGTCCGTGACGGTCACGCCTGAAGGAACGGTGGCCGCTGCCAGAATGCCCGCAGTTCCTCCCAGCTTGTACCAGGCTGCGTCTACAATCACAATCCCGCCGCCGGCGGCGCTGGCCGCGTTGATCGCTTCCTGCAGGCCAACCGTGCCACTCGCCACCTTGTCCCCGGTGCCGTGAGCATGGGAGAAAGTGGTTGCTGTGAAGTTGGACGACTGGTAAATCTGTGGGGTGTTGTTGCTGACCGCGCTCGGAGTGACGGTATCGGCACTCGCGCCAGTCCCTACAATTACGGGTGCGGTGGTCGCCAGTGGTGCGATGATTGTGCCGTCGTCCAGCGTCACCGTACCGAAGGCCACGGTCAAGGTTTGGGTTCCTACCGCTGCTGTGGCGCCGCTGGGGTTGTCCACGGTGAGGCCTGGAATGTCGGCGGAGATGCCGTAGGCATAGGAGGCGGCGCGATATTGACCAGCGAAGAAAGTCGGGTTCTTTGGCATTTCATTCTCCTAGTAAAGGCTCTGATTTTCTTCCGGCTCCATGCCGCTGGCGTGCTGTGGCTGTTCCTGTTCGCCGCCCATGAACCGCTGCATGTGGGCGTGAGCTTCTTCGTCTTCATGCGGGCCTTCATGCTCGCCCTTTTCATCAATCGAGTGGGTCTTGAGCCCGTAGCCGTCATGCGAAGCGATCATGTGCTTGGATCCAGGCTCGGCCTTGTGCATCTTCTCCGCGGCGTCGTGCATGGGGTCGCCAGACGCTTCGCCCTCATCCACGCCTTCCGGAGCCTTCTCTTCCTTTTTGGGCTTGCTATCCATTGTCGGGCGGCGGGGATTGCTCAGGCGGGACATTGCTTCAGCCATTGATCGGCTCCTCTGGAACTTCATGGTAAACGAGCTTGTTCTCAAGCGCCGTCAGACGCGCATCGAGGCTTTGGAGTGTGACCGGAACGACGGGAGCCTTCACAGGCATCACGCGAACCGCTGCAACTGCGTCGAGTTCGGCCTTCTTTGCTTCAGAAATCATCCCTCTTGCTCCTAGGGATCGCTTGCTTTTTCGAGGGCTGCTTGCGCCTGACGCCAGTTTACACGCCGCGGCGCTGCCGGCTTCGGTTCAATCTTCGGCTGTTCTGGTTCGGCTGTCAAACCATTTTTCAGATCGGCTATCTCGACAAAGGCCTGCTTCAGATCGGTTTCGATGGATGAAATGCGAACAGACTGAGCTTGTGCGGCCTTCGCCAGCGTCAGATTCTCCTTCTCCAGCACATCGATTCCCAGCCACTTCTTTACCTTGCCGACCATCTCGTCCTCCGCTTTGCCTTGTGCCGCTCCTCAGACTCGAACTTCCGCATTGCCATCGCCTTCTCAGTCGGGTCCGTGATCGGCAGCGCAATCTCGGCACGCCTGACTTCCATTGGAACCCTGGTCGTCCCAAGCATATCGACCAGGCCATACCGCAGGCAATCGCCAACATCATCATACAGATGTTCCGTCTTGCGGATATCCTCGCCGCCCTTGTCTGAATCGTATTCGAGCGATGGAATCGCCGCTAGAGCTTCGGGGCACATGTCGGAGATGAACCAGGTATCGGATTGGATCAGCGAGTAAACGAACCGCCAGCCGACGACGCGCGAGCCGGGGTCCATGTTGGCCGGCTGCGGCTCTGGCAACTTCTTAGCTCCCTGCCTGAGCAGTTCTGCCGCCGTGTTCTGGCTCGTCTTCTTCCCAAAGGCATCGCTCGACAGAATCCATGTTTTGATCTTTTCGCCTTCGCTCTTGACCTGCACTTCCTGCCCAAGCTCAATCTCGCTCGTGTCCGAGTCCGACAAATTTGCGATATGTTCCCTATAAGTAAACACGCACCTGCGCGGCGCATCCCAGTCTCGACCCAGCAACTTCGCCTGTTCTGGGCTCACGAAACCCACAGAATGCCAGTAAACCGGGCTTGCGTGCTTGAATCCCCAATCCTGCCCAATCCAGTGATTCCACCAAGGCTGCACGATCTGCATGACAATCGCGTGAGGAGCCTTGCGCTCCGATTCCTCGAAGTTGATGAAGTACTGCCCTTCCGGGATTGTCCAATCGCCATCGAGCAACGCTTTGCGTTTCTTCTCCGGCAGCCCCTCAAGTGTTGCCCGGTACGAGGCATCCACGTGCGGATTGTGCTCTAGTAAAGCTTGAACAAAATAGAATTCGTGTTTCAGATGCTTCAGTTCAGGAGCGAACTTCGCCCCACGTAACCCATCAATCCATATAGCCTTGACCCATTGCAGACCTATCCCGGTCGGGTTGGTTGCGCCCAGAAAACATGGCCGCTTAATGCCTGGGGTGCGGAGGCGGAACAACACTAGATCCTCAAATACCTCGCGTTCGTTTTCCGTCAACTCTTCAACCGCGATATCGCAGAACTCGGCAGACTTGTAAGATTGGACATCCTGAAGATTTCTAAGCGCAATGCGGCCGCCGCCGAATTCTTCTTTAAGAAAGAAGCACAACCCCTCTATTCGTGTTTCCTTCATTTCCCCGAGCCATGGGGGGAACTCGCGCTTTATCTTGGATAGTTGACGATCCTCCAAGCTCTTGTATGTCCCAGAGAATAATCCAACACAGAGCCCTTGAATGCCGGTTTCGGCGAAACGCTTCAGGAGCTGCCGAAGACACCACCAGCGCAATAAATACGACTTGCCGCCGCCACCACCACCACCGTAAAGAACGAAGCGGTAAAGGTCGGTGGCCTCAATGCACTCGCGTTGCTTAGGCGTGGGGTCAATCAGGGAGGAGAGGCGGATGTCTTCCATCTACCGCGAAACGATCAAACTGCCGGATGTTGGAGCGACCGCGAACGTGAAACGAATCCACCCGGCCGTCAGGTTGTAAGGGAAAGCCGCACCTGGGCCAACGACGCAGCCCGACAGAAGCTGGTAGTTCGCAGATGTGTCTGTGGGTGAAAACTCCCCTTGAGCCTGCTGATTGGTCGTGTTCAGCACCATCACCGTAATCCCAGCCCCGCTCTGGCTGGGAGCAATGGCGCATTGCTGGCTCGTCGTGACGCCGGTATCAGTGGCAGCATTGTTGACGAGAGCGATTGCTGTGCCGGGGTAAAGGGCTGCTGGCTGAACGGCGTTATAACTGGGCATGGACCACCTCGCAGCGATTATATGTCAGTGACCACACGCTTCACCGCGATCTCGCCGCTAATCTCCTGCTGCACGCGCTCTCCGTACTTCTTGGGGTTCCACTTCGCCAGCAACTTCAATCGCGTCTCAATCCGCAGTTTGCGATGCTCAATCATGTCCGCACTCTTGATTTCCTGCGATCCATCCGCCTTTGTTGTCACTATCTCGCCAACCTGTGTTGTGTCAGCGATTTCAAGGCATTCCTGCGCGATTTGATCTTCCCCTAACGCGCGTGCGTGTGCGAAGCGTGAATCTTGCTCTGCATCGCGTTCCAGCCAATCGTAAACTGTTCCATACGAAGGCTTTCCTGCTTGTCTGCAATATGCGCGAAGAGTTTTGCCGGATTCAATCCATGCGTGTATTTCAGGGAGGAATTTGGCTGGATCGTAGACTAGCGCGGCAGGCATTACGCGCTCCTGAGCCCTGTGACAATCACGCCGCCCGTTTGCCGTGCATGATCCTGATCGCTTCTGAGCGCAGGTTGCCGAGTTGCAGGTGAATCGTGGTCTGCACGCGGAAGATCGCGGGTTTTGGCGTCGTCTTGTTCACGGCTGCACATTTGATGTGAGTGTAGCACGGTTTTTGCCTTTGTGGTTCGCGTTGACGATTGTCACTTAGGGTAGCACACATGGTCAAGCCACTAGATGTTGTGGTCGCAAAAGAACGCCCGCCGATCCGAACGCTGGACAGGCGGGCAAGTGATTCACGGTTTGCGTGATGCGATTGTAGCCTATGTGGTCTGGATCCAGGTGCGGCTGGTGGGCAGGTTTGCCGGCGGCGGCGGCGCGGACGG